TGATGATTGGTATAGTGTAGGTAATGAGTATTGGTGCGAGAGTTGCTGGAGTAATGACTCTTTCACTTGTAATCGTTGCGACTATACTACCAATGCCCACCGAGATGGTGGCACTTGTGTAGGTAATGATGAGTATTGGTGTGAAGATTGCGTAAGTAATAACGCCACCTATTGTGATGAGTGTGATGAATACTATCCTGATGGTGGTGGTGAGTGCTCATGTAATCAGAATAATGAGGGCGTAGTCCATCAGTATTCATACAAGCCTAACCCTGTATTCCATGGTGGCAACGATAATAATCTCTACATGGGCTTTGAACTTGAGATGTCTTTCGGTGATAACCCTGATAGAGATGATTATAGAACCGCCGTATCTGATGTGCTAGAACTAGAGCAAGCAGATATCTGCTATCTCAAGCAAGATGGTTCTATTAGTGGTTGGGGGTATGAGTTAGTATCGCACCCACATACGCTTACCGCGTATGAGCAAGCCACCGACCTATGGAATTACATAGAGGCATGTCGCAAGAGGGGCGCTAGGAGTTGGGATACTGATTCATGTGGGCTTCATGTCCATGTGTCGCGCACCGCGTTCAAGTCGGGCGCTCACACGCACCGCTTCTTATCTCTAATCTATCGCAACCCACGCGAGATGATGAAGTTAGCTGGGCGCAAGAACTCGCGCTTTGCTCGCTTTGATGATGTCTATACCATGATGAGTGGGGTATCCCACAATTCAACTTGCGAGATAAAGTTCATGGTGTTGGTAGAACCGAGCGATATAGCGCGGTCAATACCAACAATGACTACACACTAGAGTTGCGCTTCTTTCGTGGCAATATGAAGCGCGAGGGCATAATGACCGCCCTAGAATTGTGCCACGCCTCGGTAGAATATACTCGCAACATGAGTGTGTCTGATGTAAAGTTGGGCATGCTCAAGTGGGAGTGGTTCGCCGATTGGGTAGCCACTAACAATGGACTTTACCCTAACCTATACCTACGCATGTCCAAAGTGCCTAGTGTATCCTTATCAACTCCAATGCTAACAATCAACGCCTAGGAGGTGTTATATGTGTCTATTAGTGGTGTGTAAGCCTAACGCTATACCAAAGCGCGAGGAACTTACCGAGGGAGCGTGTGCTAACCCACATGGCTTCGGCTTTGCTATCGTAGCTGATGGCAAGGTTATCCGCTATCGCACAATGAGTGCCAAGAAGTCGGTGTCTAAGTTCTTGGAACTACGCGAGCAGTATCCTAGTGGCTATGCTATATGGCATGCCAGATACGCTACGCATGGTGTAAAGAACGAGGACAACTGCCACCCATATCAAGTGGGTGATGATACCAATACATTTCTAGCGCACAATGGTGTGCTAGATACCTTCATCAGCAAGGACGATAAGCGTAGCGATACGCGTGTCTTTGCTGAGGATACGCTACCTAAACTCGGTGGTGTTCTCGCCTTAGAAGATGAGAACATCTATCGTATGATTGAGGGGTGGGCAAGCGGTAGCAAGATTGCCGTGCTCACCACCAATCCACAAGCCCAATACCAACTCTATCTAATCAATGAAAGACTTGGAACTTGGGACGACAATGGTGTATGGTGGAGTAATTCGAGTTATAAACGGGCAGTAGCCACGCCACGCTCGTATTACAGCCCAGCACCTAACCCTATCGCTGATACGGGTGCTTTCGCAGAGGCAGACTTTGCTGATGAGCAAGCCTACTACGCAGAACTACAAGCGCAGTTAGATAGTTATGCCATCATAGATGAGTGTCCAATGTGTGAAGCCCTGATTGACATAGAACTGTCCGTAGATTACTGCCAATACTGCGAGGCATGCGTGTCATGTGGCGCACATCACAATGATTGTATGTGCTACACACCCTACTCCGCCAAGCCAAAGTCAAGAGAGTTTGACTTTGACAATCAATGGGTGAGAGTGTATAATAAAGAACAACAAGCACTACCTTACTAACCAACTAACAGAAAGATAAACTGCCATGACGAACGACACACTAATCGTTGGCTTAGCTGACGAATTGCGTGATATCGCTTCTCTACTTGAGACAGCGGTTGATACAAGTGATAGTATCCTTCCACTAGGAACTATCGTAAAAGCAAGACCTAATCAGACCCGCTTCAAGCCCAAGTCATTATGGGTGTCATTGGGAGATGGCACTTACAAGCACTTGACAGGCAAGAAGGGCTTGATTGCCAAGCACGAACGCCTTGATGGGTATGTAGATGTCATCTTCGACTCCTTCTAACGATAGAGTTGCCGTAGCCACGCCACTAGCAGGTATGCTGGTGGCTGGCTATGTAGTCCTAGTATTTCCAGAGGAGACCGCTACGAACTCGCTATTCTATGGCATGTTCGACACCTTAGACAAGGCTCAAGATTGGGCTGAGTTGCTGAGTGGTATCGTTACGATACACCCTGTCTATCAAACAACCCACAACAGGGGGTAGATAAATGAAGAAGATAGTAATTGAGTTTATGTTCTCCAGCTCTATTTTCTATGACGACTTCATAGGGTCATTAGACAGTTGGATTGCCGACTTCATGGACTCTGGCATGTCTGATGATTTAACCTACAAGATATTAGAGGAGTAATATGAAGGGCTTATGCTCTACCCACCCGAACCCAGACATGTGGTTCCCTGAACAACCTAAGGGCAGACCCACTATGGCTAAGCGTAAAAGACTTGCCGATAGTGCTATGCTTGCTATTGGTATCTGCCAAGACTGCCCCATCAAAGCAGAGTGTTTAGCAGAAGGCATGAAGCCTGAGAACATAGAGCACGGAATATGGGGAGGCATGCTAGCAGGTGAGAGAATACTCATGGCTGGCATACCTACTAACCGAACTATCCGAAGCGATGCTATCACCTTCGCAAAAGGAGTAAGAGTATGGCAAGGCATATCACTAACTACATAGGAGCATTAGTATTTACAATCATCTTTACTATCGTTATAGTAGAGCCACTAGCCACACCGCACAAGTATTCTAAGAAGGATACTTGGACAGTAGAGGATAGCAAAGGCTACGCCTACAACAGGCTATCCGAGTGGCGCGATAAACAGATGTCCTGCCTTAGTAAATTGTGGGGTAAGGAATCAGCATGGAAGCCCAGCGCATACAATAAAATAAAAGTTATGGGCAAGAATGCTGGCGGTATCCCACAGATACTAGGGCTAGACCCAGCAACACCCCCCACCAAGCAGATTGACAGGGGGCTTGAGTATATCTATCATAGATACGATACTCCCTGTCAAGCTTGGGCTCACTTCAAAAAGAAGGGTTGGCATTGATGGGTAAATCCTTGACATTACTACAATCAAGGGGTATTTTAATCTGCTCAACATGCGATAAACCTATCGTAGGTGAGAGCATAATGATACCTAACAAGTTAAGTAGTAAAGTATTTAAGTGGGCGTATCATACATCACCAACCGAATGTGCTAACGCACCTGACTTAATTAAAGATTGGAGGCGCAATGGAAGAACCAATAGAAGTATCAGAGATGGAGATAACTTATCAAGAAGCGATGGACATTCGTGGGATACCAACCACGATATGTCCGTGCGGTTCGAAGATGTGGAATCTCAAGACAATATTTGAGCAGGAAACAGGTAAGATTGATATGTATTTCCTTGATATGGAGTGCGCTCTATGTGGCACACTAGCTACTGCGCCTACCCCAGAAGGGTTTGATGAGCAAGATGCCGACATATAGATGCTTTCAATGTGATGATGAGTTCATACATAAGACTGAACTTAACTTCCGATGGTTCGAGTTCTGTAGTATGAGGTGCTTTAACAATAGAGTTAAACAAGAGCAAAGGTATTATGACGAATATGCCGACATATGAATATAGATGTGGTAAGTGCGAGTCACTTACTATACTTTCCCGAAGCGTAGATGAACGTGACGAACCAGTCACTTGCACCTGCGGTTTTAGTTCAACAAGAATATACAACGCAGTCGGTATTCAGTTCAAGGGTACTGGCTTCTACAAGACTGGAGGATAAATGATAACTTACGACTTGAACACGGAGGATGTGGCTAACTTAATCAAGGCACATCTCTGCGATGACTTACAGATAACTAACCTAGATGGATACTCAGTTATCACTAGCAACTCTGATAAATTATACGGCTATGTAATAGCCTTCACCGAAGGTCAGCCTGTTATAACTAAAGAGGACTACGATAACATTCTAACTGGTGCGAGTAGCTCTGAATCTACCCCACTATTTATAGCAGTAACCCCCGATGGTGTGTTCCAGTATGACTTATCCCTATTGAAGTTAGGGTTTGAGAATTACGCAGACCATAGTGCTGGTATAGATGTAGATGTAGCAGACTTAGATATATCTATCGGTGCTCAGATACTTGAATGGTATCCTGAGTTCGCAAGTGAAGATGAATATGTCGACGCACTCATGAGTGGCGGAGACGCCATAGGATTTGACGAGAGTGAATCTTGGTAAAAGACTTGGTAAAGATAATGAAAGTTGCTGCCTTTTCAGCAGCAGCTTTCGTAACATTTATTCTAACTCTTGTGATTCTTCTTGAGTTGTTTCTTCCTTAGGTTCTAAGTCCTCGTCAAGGTAAGGCTTACGCCCACCAAGTTTATTGACGAGTCTTTTTATTGCACGCTTGTGACGCATTCTCGCTGCGTCCTCCGTGCCCAGAGATAGAAAGTTGGCTATCTCCTTGAAGTCTAGCGACTCGGCATGTCGGAAGAATAATATCTTTCTATCTTCTTTAGATAACTTCCAATATGCTGAGTCAACTTCAAGTAACATAACCTGAATGTTGCCACCCTCTGCTGGTGCTGAAGGCCTACCCCCTCCACCACTAAGATTTAATTTAGGCGCGATATGAAAGTTGCCCATCAACACAGTAGGCAATAGAACCTCTACTAATCCTGGTTCATAATAATATAAATCACTTACATCATAGCCAACTGTCTTGGCTTTCCATCTCTGACAATAATCCAACGCTTCATTCCTTAAACTACGATAGATTAGATTCTTAGCATCCTTCTCACCGATTGCTTCCCAAGTATCCAGCTTGTTAGGGTGCTCAGCAAACCATTGGTATAGTGCTTGCTTGATATCTTCGTACTCACAGATAGTAAACTTCTTAGCGTACTCACTAGCAACTGCCGTGACTACATACTCCCAGCGTTCGATTCTATTCCAGTCCATTATTCTTTCTCATTCTTATACTTGCGTGTCATTGTGAGTAGGTCTTCAACTGTGATGAGATAACCCTTGGACTTATTAGGTGGTACTTCGCAGGAGATTTCCCTGCCCAGTTCTAACACACCCTTCTTTAAGATATGAGTTGGCACTATAACAGTTGATTGCTCTAGCACAAATGCCCAGTACGCAGCCTCGGTCACCGATAAACCTGATGGCTCCCATGCTTTAGACTTATTAAACCAACACTCAACTTCAATGTATAAGTTGTTGGTAATCCACCACTTCCTGTCGCGCTTGACTTCTACTGTGCGCCCACCAGTAAGTAACTCCTCGACCAATTGCTCACCCTTACGACCATATCCAAAGTCTAAATCGAACGAAGAGTTCTTTACCATTTACTTATCCCACTTATCTCTTAGTACTAGTAGTGCTATGATGGCATAGTTAGCTAAGTCCTTGAACGAATCCTCAAGGGATTCATACTCAGCCTTCCGTTGGAAGTCTAGTAAGTTATTGATACGAGCAGTCTTATCATGGATACGAACACGAAGTCCATTGAGCGCACCGCCAGGGGCGTCAGCAATATTCTTAGCACCATAATCCTTGTGCTTCTTAATCAGCACCGACATCAACTCATCGTATACAATCCTCACATCTTCTTCGAACTGCGTGGGGTATCGTACAACTTCTTCTTTGTTAATAGTGGGACGCTTAACGTCACTGTCAGGATATCCTTTTCTTGATTTGTCCCAGTTATCTGGTAGCCCATGCCAGCTAGGTGTTCTATAATCTGCCATATCTCATCACTCTCTATCCTTGAATAGTTTACTGAGTTCTCCATCGAAGTTTTCCATTACGCTTTCTACTATAATATCCTCAACAGTTTCCCCAATCATCTCAGGGTAATACTCTGCCGTGAATAAAGTTATGTATGCTGACTGTGTTATCTGGCTGATATACTCAGCATCATCTTTGTTATCGTATAGCCCACGCAATAGACTACCAAGTAGCAAACGGAAACTACCTGGCATTATCATTGAAGGGTTGAACTCTTCTCCATCTTCAAGCATATGTTCAACCACATCAAAGGCATCATCTAGTATCTCACCACACTCAGGGCACTTATACTTATCACCATGACGGAACTCAATCATTAGTTAGTCCTGCTCTCTTGAGGATTGATTGCGCCCCGTTTGAAATATAGAACGAGTTAGCATCTTCTCCGTCGGGGAATTGGACGACAGTAACTGGTAGTTCCCTTGCGAGACTGTTGGCAAATTCTTTTCCTGGTTGGTCCCCATCAGCAAAGACAAAGACTCTTTCGAAATCGGCAAGGAGTCGCGTGTAATGTTTCTTCCAACTATTCGCGCCTGGAACACCAACACAAGGAATACCGACACAGGAACTAAGGGTAATAGTATCCAACTCGCCTTCACATATACCAATGTAATTACTTGCACGCTCAATGTCAAGAACATTATACATTTTAGTTTCAGCTCCAGTGAGTCCCATATACTTCGGCTCCACTGCAGGATTGAGCGAACGAAACCGTAAATCCACAACGCCAGTCTTAGTAACATATGGTATGCTCAACCTTCCTTGGTATGCTTCATGTCCAACCTCAGCCTCTACGACTACGCCTAATCGCGCCAGCCGTGCTATCTCTATTGGAATGCCCCTGCTTTTTAGGTAGCCTTCTGCCTGATAAATGTTTGCCGCGTACTTCTCCGCTGCTCGTTCCAACAATTCTTTCTGCAAAGTCTTTTGCATCTCTTACACTAATTCCTTCTCTTTGAGAAATGATTTGTAAACTATTTCCTTGAACTCCGCATGCAAAGCAGATGAAGACATTGGTGTCCAAGTTTGCTGTGCCTGATTGGTGCGTATCTCCGTGGAAAGGACATCGCAAATTCGTTTGCCCGTGGTTGCGTCGTATGTCTGCACCGTAGTGGATAAGCACATCTCTAATACTTGGTAAGTCATTCATGTCTCTCTCTCATCCATTGCTCTAAGTCCTGTATAACCCAAGCGTTCTTTACGCTATGGTTACGACGCTTGACTACAACGAAGGCAGAAGGTTCCGTACCCAACCCTCTTGCCTTCGCGTAGTTCTTTGCCTCAACCTGCGCCTCGTCCCAGAAGGCAGGTAAGTCTAGCTTCTTACGATTCTTTAACTCCATAATGTATGTCTTACCTTGAAGGAATACATACAAGTCGCCCTCATCTTTGGCACCAGCCTTAGTAAGACGCTCAGCTACAGCATTGTTATCACGAAGCCAACGCATTACATCGGTCTCGAACTGTGCACCTTTGCGTCCATTAGGGTTAGCCATTAGTATGCGCTCTTATCCTTCTCTAGTATTCTCGTCGCCCAGTCAAGTCCGTCGCATACGCCCTGCGTATAATCGTCCCTAACTGTCGGTTTGGCATCATTAATCTTCTGTAAAAACTTCTGTACTTCTCTCTTAACTTCTGCATAGGCCATCTCTTTTGCATGTATCTCTAGATAATCATCATCCATTTTTAAGTTCTCCTCTGACAATCCTAGCACAAAACTTAAAGTTTCTTACATCAACCCAAGGTTGAATATCTATATTGTTTCTGAGGTAGTCTTCAATCTCTTTCGCTATCTCTTCACGCAGTTCTTGGTTATCCATAATAACTCCTAAACATTCTCTGGTATATCTTCAACGAACATATACTCAGGATTGAATGCAATCCAAGTCATAAGTCCTCCACCTGCATCGGCTCTACCATACCTATTCTTGACAGGCGCGACGCCCATGCTCGTTCCAACAACACCAAGTGTGCATATAAGTGCAGGTAGCTGTGCAACTTTACCCTGTATGGCACTACGAGGCTGACATGGTGAACCCGTAACAGCCTCACTAGTGTGATGTAATACCAACACTGCAGCGTTCGTAGCGCGAGCAAGATACTTCAACTCCTTCATGATAGCTCTCATTGAAGAGAACTCTTCGCCACCATCGGTGGCTACATCCATTAAGTTATCTACCACAATCAGTTGCGGTGAGCAACCCCACAATTCTTCGAAGGCTTGTACTTCCTCATCGATATCTTGTAGAGATGGTGCTGATTCAAATGACCATACAATGTGGCTAGCCTTAGCTAGCACCGCTCTTGTCCAACCTAAATCAGTATTCAATAATTGCTCAACATCAGTTTGATTCTTACCCGAAATCATAGATGCTAAACGCATAGCCATAGTATGTGCATTGGTATCAGCGCTGATGTATAGAGTGGGAACCTTCATCTTTAGCGCAAGGGCTAAGGCAAGTGTTGACTTACCTACTCCTGGCGCTGCTGCGAACATCGACACTTCGCTACGCCTGAGGACAATTTTGTTTGACTCAAACGCTTTGAAGCACGATGGCAATGGTTCTCCGCCGATACTTGGACGACCAACGCTTCTGACAAGTGTACGCAAGGCTTATTCCTTTTTAATAAGAGTCGTAGCCAACCCATGACAAACTGACTACGACTCATTTGATTTCCTATATTTAGTTTACTGGCTTGCATTGGTCAACCGTACCCTGTGGGGTAGGGCATGCCCAGAATGCGTATGGTTTACCAGTTGACTTGCTAGTTCCACTTCGCCAGATTCTTGCACCATGCTTACAGGTTGGAGCTGCGGTACCTGATGCTTCCGAGACTGGGGTTGGTGGTAAGGAGACTGGTGGCGTTGTGCTTGGAGTGGAACTTGTAGTCGATAAAGGGAGTACTGTGTACGCCTGCGCTATCTTTTTGTTAGTAGCAGCAATCTGCGTAGAGTAGTCACCGATGCCTTCAAGTAACACGCTAAGTTCATCAGCAGTATTGGCACGGATGTTAATCATATCACCAGAGCCAGTCTTATACGAGACTTGCAGTTTCCATTCTTCGTTCATTGTTTCTCTTTCTTTGAAGTAAACGCACAGAACTCAGTGAGTCCGCAACGATTACAGTTGTTTGTGTTGGGTAAGAATATACCATCACGACGTGCTTTGTCAAATTTTTCTACGAAGTAATCAATCATATCGGTTGAGTACTTAGTCAAGTCAACCATCTCAGAAGTACCTGATTGACGAGCCATCCAATAGCTACCATAGTTTACATCAATGCCAAAGATTTTCTTTAGCCCAGCACGATAGAACCCTAGCTGTAAGCTTGAGTCAGGCGTGCGTTGTGATGTCTTCAAGTCGACGACAACTAACTGACCATCAACATCAAAGACTCTATCGATAACCATCTTCACTGGTACTCCAGCAAACTCAGGTATGATACCTAGTTCAATCGCAAGAGCGCCTTCAGGCGTCTTCCAAATCTTCCAGTTCTTGTTGAACTCTCTCCATTGGACATACGATTGTACCCACTCTGGTCCTTTGACTTGCCAGAATGAGGCATCTTCCTTATTAGGATACTCCTTCGTAGCCCTGCCGCCAACTCTAAGCGTCGATAGGTCGACATCTTTCGTGTACTCATTCCATGCCTCATCCCATAATTGTTTACTCAACATGTTGTTTGTCCCATTCCTCGGTTGCCTTGTGGAATGCCGAGCCACCTGCACTCCATACTGCTGGCTTCTCAGGTATCTGTAGTAGTCGACTGAGGTAGTAGAGATATCCACAGTCTATGAATGTAGTCAGGGCTG